GGCATCTTCATTAGATGAACGAGCCTCCAAATGATATATTAGGGGCTTCAACGGCTGATAGCTTATTGAAGTATTTGCGGTATAGCCTTTCACCCTGCTCGATTACTTCCGGGGCCGCTTCATAAAGGCCGTATTTCTGCATTGCGAGAAAAACAATAGCAAGGTGATATCGTGGGTAGAAAATTGGTTCTGAGGTGTCGTCTGTAAGAATATCTGGCTTCTTGTAGTATTCGCAGTTGATTGTGTATTCCTGATCCGGCGGCAATCCAAACACCAGACTATCATCAGGGGCAACAGATACCGCTACAGGACGAGCATAGGTGGTGGTTTTTGTGGAGTATAAATAAATGTCACGGAAAGCGTTGTAAGGGTATTCTGTTAAGAAAGTTTCATCGGCTTGGCCGGCGGAAGCAGAATATATCCTGAATGAATCAGATACCCAACTGCCAAAATCAGTTAAGCCGATATCACCCGGCGGCGTATAGCTTTGCTGGTTTGGTACGGTATTAAAAGTAAGGGACGACCGCAAAAATTGCCAATCGTCCCTCTCAAGTTGTATCTCTTCGTATGCCTGGTCAAACCAATTAATAAGGCGTACAATTTCGGCAGGTTGGTTTATTGTGCTTGTGGTGGTTAAATCGTTGCCGGGTACACCGCACTCCTGCTTTAATCTGTTTACGCCTTGTAATTTATTCATCGCTTGGTCATGTTATTTCTGCCATTCTCCGCCGTAGCCATTCAACACCTTTGGGGTTTTTATCCTCAACAATCTGGAATGGGTACTTCAATGCGGATCGTGACTTTATTGTGAATGTTCGCTCCCCTGCACCATTGGTGATCTCCGGGGTGGCGACCGTTGTTTTCTTTACAATCAGGCAATCAACAAACTTTCTCTTGACTGTTGTCGGTTGTCCTCTGAAAAATGCTACAAACCTGCCATTACATCCCACTTGTACCGGGTTTGGTTCGTTGTCGTCTGTAGTCTCATGCACGATTATTGTAACAGGCTCTTCCATAAAAGCCAATTCTTTCATATAATCGTCATGTAATGGCTTTTCAATAGGTTCCACCGTTTGACTAAAATCACTTCGTATCTCGTCAATTTTCCGGTCAATACTTTGACCAACGTGCATATTATCAGTATCAACAACTTTGTTTCTTCTTCCTCGTGCCATTGTGTTTCTCCTTATTAAATAAAGGCTTTGAGACCGGCTATCACGTTAATGATAGCCGGTACCCAGTTAAACAGTTTTACGTTTACGCTACTTGCGGGCGATTAGGCAAAACAAGTACATTAGTAATCTCATTAGTGAAACCCGTTGCGTTCCAATTAGTCGTCCCAAAAGCGATAGTCCCGGCGGTTGAGTCAGCCTTGCACACCTGATATGCAAACGGTGTTATATCATTTGGGATACCGGGGAACTCAGGCACATCAATAAAATTACCTTCCGCATCAAGAGATGTAATCTCACTCTGGACAACCTTGACGGTTCCAGAAGCATCGTAGCACCAAACCATTACCATTCCTTGGTTGGCGGTTAAAGTGTTAAATGTTTTACCAGTTACCGCATCGGTAGTAGGGGTTGCCTGATTAGCGTTAGTGGCAGACTTGGTATATGCTTTCCCGTTAATGCAGTAATTCAGCAATACGGTTGAATCATGTACTGTTTCTGCACCAGTGGCAGTAAGCAAACTATTTGTGGTGCAGAAATTGGCACCAAACATATCAATAGGGTTCATCGTGGTTCTCCTTCATTAAAATTTTGTTGGTTATCGCAGTCCAATGGGTGCGGTAATGTCATAATACAAATCGGTTACGGCGGCAGCGCTAAGCAAAGTTGTTCCTGCCGTAAAAGCTGCGGTGGTGGAAACATTCACCATACCAATAACAGCTTTCTTTGCGCTGATTTCTGGCATGGTAATTCCATTGACGCCGTTGGCTATCAGAGTTTCCCCGCCCATTTCCAGGGCAACGGTTCCATCGGCTGCAACTGTAACAAAATAAGCGTTAATGTAACCGGCTGAAATATTATCACCAGCAGTAAAAGCCACTTCCTGCGCAGCCACAAGAACCATCTTACCGTCAACAACACACATTGTTGCGTTGGCAATCTTTACCTTTTTGGCAGACGATGAACCGATTGTAATGCCAGGGCTGTTCATCGCCATGTTAGCCAGGGCATTATCAATTGGATCGAGCATGGTTTTAATAAGGGAACCATCCCGTTTATCAGCAATCGCCCCGCTGTGCTGTGATACATCTTTTAATTTCATAACTTTTTTCTCCTTGAGTAAACGGGGCTAATTAAGCCCCGTCAGTCAATTGTTGTTTAGTCGGTAAGCTCGGATGCTCCGACTTCTGCTACTGCCATGTGAAGCTGATTGAGCAACACGCTTGCAAAATAACAAGATGCACCTACATACCCACGCTGGCCGGTAGGATCGTTCTTGTCAATCTGCCCTGGTTTAAGGTCGTAAACTTCCAAAGCCTTGACACCACGAAGCGCAACATCGCCCCAGGCATCCCGGCCAGCAACCACAACCTGATAGGTGTCGATATTGGTTCCGCTTGTTGATTCGAGGCCAAGTGCGCCAACGGCTGCCCCTGAGTCCTGAACGCTTACAAGCTCAGGACTTGCGATGATGCGGAACTCTTCGATTGAGCCGAACTCATAAGGGCTAACTGTTTTCATTGTGCCGTATTTTGAGGTCGGCACAAAGCCAGGGAGATCACGAACATCAGGTTTAAGATCAGTGTGAATGAAAACAAAGTATCCAGCCTCTACGCCAGTTGTGCCATACTTAGGTGATGGCGAAAGAATCTGAGTTACCTTGTCGGTATGCTGGATATCGAGGGCTTTGGTGATCTTCCGCAGCAACTTTAAAGACAGTTTACCATTTACGGTAGCCCGGCTAGTACCAGTACCGCCATAAAACTTATTAGTACAGGTCTTAATAACACCAAACCGTACCATTTCACGAACCAGAGAAAGACGCTCACCAGTCTGCATCTTCATTGCACCGGGTACATCGTCCTCATACAAGTCTGCGGTACGCTTAGTGTAGCCGAACANNACNGAATACTCATTNAGTGAAACNGTGATGTCCTGCGGTACNAGTGTCTCAGCATTAGGTGTTACACCTTCGCTTGACAGGAACTCCTGTGCTAGTGCATTGCCACGGTCGCCGGTTCCGTCAGTGAAAAATGTATTAGGGCTTGCTACGGTTGCATTAATCGGCAACCATCTACGAAAAATAACAGTGTCGCCTACGTTCTTAGGCATCGGCTTAGTTTCGCCAATCATGCCAAGAACTTCTCTCGGAATAGCGTGTTTGAGGATTTCTCCCTTTAATTTACCAATCCGCTGTGCGGGTGAAAGCATTGTTGAAAGTGCCATGATTATTACTCCTTATTTGCTACGAGTTGAAAGCCGCTTCCATTGCGGCCTCTTCATCGTCTAATGTTATGTCTGCCGATGGCTGCGTCCCCCGTGGGGTTATTGCGGCCTTTAGGCGGTTACGTTTCTTTTGTGCCTCTTCTGATTTATTTGACGCTTGCTCGTTTTGCTTTGCTTGAGTGTCTTTAAAATCAGATATAATTTTTGCCAAATAAGACGAGTCAAAAGAACTATAGAACTTGTTATACTCGTCAGGGGTTTTGCTTTGCATAAACTTTGCGAACTCTTCCGATTGTGTTGTTTCCTGCCAGTCAGGATGTGCATGAGTCAGCGACTTTTCCTCAATGATATTATTGATATCCTGTTGAGNTANTTCTTGTTTCGGTTGCTGTAAATCAACTTCATGCGCTTCTTGTTGCGCTTCTTGTTGTGCTGGTTGCTGTTGAGACACTGGTTGTGCTGGCTCTTGCTCTGCGCTGGCTTCGCCAAACAATAACTCGGCTAGCTCCGGGAACTCGTCTTGCAATCTCTCTTTTGCCTTGGGTGAAATTGAAGAAACATCTTGCTTTGGTATCGCATTGATACGTTGCTCAAAGTTCCCAATCTTGCCCATAACACGAGAGTCAAGAAGATTTATCCTGCTCTTTAGTTCGTCAAACTCGTTGAGCTTGGCTTGTATGTCAGCAGGTAATTCTTGTTCCTTAGCTTGCCCACCCTTGTTATCTTCTTCTGGCTCAGGTTCTGGTTTAACTTCTTCCGGCTCTGGTTCGGGCTCTGAATTTACTTCTTCCGGCTCGATCTCAGGCTCTACCGGAGTTATGTCTTTACCATCGGCAGCCAGTTCAAACGCTTCACGCTCTGCTACCTTGTCGCTTACAACAGTTTTTTCAATCGGTTTTTTGTCTGCTTCGCTTTCTTCACTCATCAGGTTTTTCTCCTCTTCAATCGGCAATTAATGTCAACTGGTTATAATTGTGTCTGAGTTATTAGCCCAGGCAAGCACTTCTTTGCAAAACGATATCTTACCCCTTATCTTTGCTGTCTCCGCTTCATCCAGGTTGTTGTCGTTCTGTAATCGCAAGGTTTCTAGTCTTACGGCTAGTTGCTTTGCGAGCTTTAACCACAAACCACTACCTTTTTCGGCTGGTGACAATTTAAACAATTTTGTATTCATAGAATATTAAATATTACAATTTTGTAAGATTTGCAAACTATTTCTGAAAACTTTGTCCGTCCGGGGCTCTTCCGGCTGGTTCGACCGCTGGGGTGGCTACCTGCCCTGCGGAAAGTTTTTCTTGCAGATTAAGTGTCATTACTGTTTTACTCAGGTCTGCTTTGACTTTATCAAGCGTCATTTGGTTCTTATTGGCATACTCCATCATTGCCAAGCGTTCCCGGAGTTGCATCTCTTCTATGTGGGATTGCCTGGTCATCTCGTCACGCCTTGCCACGCCCTGCGAGTAAACGCTATCACGGTCAATATCACTTTTAATCCTTGTCATATCAACATCACGCTTCATAGCGGCTTTCTTTAAATCGGCTTCGGTGCGAATCTTAGCCGCTTCGACCTGCGGTGCCACGGGTTGCGGTTGTTGTGATAGTTGTTGTTTTTTATCATCATCCATGATCCACTTATCAGGATTAAACCTTTGAGCTTTGAGAACTTCTGTAATTGCTTTCTCAGGATCAATGCCAAATGCTGGATTTAGCGACAACTGCAACAATGACTGCGCTTGCATTGCCTGTATTTCTCTTTCGACTAATGCGGTGGAACCTATTGCCTCTATCCGCATATCGCCTTTTTCGCTATCGTCTTCACCATGCTCAAGAAGAAAATCATAGTACCTGTTGATATGAGGCTCTGTAATATTCTCATCAAATACCCTGGCTAACCTTCGTAGCACAGTTGAAGCATTGCGTAGCATCATATCCATACCGCCAACTGTATCCGGTGCCGAGCCCTGTTGGCCTTGCAGGATAAAATAGATGCCCGTTGATTCTTCCATCATTTTCCGAGCGATCTCCATGTCGTTGTTTAGTTCTGTTTGCATTGACGGGATGT